CCAATCACCAGATATAGATACTGTCGTACCTCCCTCAAGTAATGGATATTCAGCTTGACCTGCCATCGTACCTTTAGTTGCAAAGATAACAAACTTCTTAGCACCTTTAACAGTGAAGTTATCAGGGATGCTTACAGTTGTTTTCTTTGTACTAGAACTATATGACAAGTTAGTAATAGTACTCCCACCTACTTCTTCAGTAGCTGGAATAAGTGTCATGTTATCTAAATGGACTAAGTACTCTCCTGTTCTTGTAGATATCTTTGGTTGATTCTTTATATCTATCTTTTCAAGTTGTATAGAGAAGTCATCTGTCCTAATGATAGCGTAATAGACATCATCTACTATTGTATGAAAGATAACATTACCATGTAGTTGCCATTTAAACCAAGATGATAAGATTCTCTTCTCTCCAGTGTTAAACCACTTATAACCATAGACCATATCTGAAGTATCACTAGTTGCAAATAGTGCAAGACCTTGCTCCTTTGATTCAGCTACAGAGTCTATAGATGCAGGTAATAATGAATGTACAATCTTACTTTGTTCTAATATGTCAGGTGGTCTACCAGCTTGTATATTAGCCATCTCCATAAACCTACTGTTACTAGTTGAATTATTAGTAAATCCAACAGACGTACCCATAGAAAATGGTTTAATCAGTGAGTTATAGGAATAGGTAGATATGTTTACAACTTTTGCAGTTTCTGGTTTTAGGACATCATTATCAGTAGTAAGCATAAATTGCTGTTCTTTACTGAATAACAATAAGCCTCGTTGTACAGCTATTGCATCTAATAAAGTAGCTGGTGATGTTGAACTAACTGCTACGTCTATACAATCTTTTGGAGTTATAGTCATTCCAGTCTTAGCCCAGAAATTAAAGTAATCTCCAGCTTGTGATAAGACAACACTATCTCCAGCTAAAAACACAATCCTATTTCTAAAGAAAGCTATGTTAGTTATTGGTTTATCAATAAAACTAGGTTCTGGATTAGTCCCCTCATCTCCACATACAGCTGGCATGTAGTCAATTGGTTCTAGAGTAAACTCTGTAATAAATTCATCTGCATTATTCGGATCAATTCTTAACCTCTCTACAAGTTGATGAGGCATTGTATCCCTTGCAAACTCATTCCTTCTTTTAGGCTCAGGACACTCTTCCCATATACCAGCTCCATCAGAAGGTGCTGAATGTGATTTAAACTGTAGATAGTAATCATCTTTTTCACTATTACTATTTAAAACTTTAACAACATAACCATGTCTACATTTAGTTGGTAGAGCTCCTACATCATTTATTTCAGATGTAAGTATATTAAATAAATTACTATTTGTAGCTGTAACATCAAAGTCAACAGGAGACAAACCATTAGTTAAGCCGACTATATCATTTGGACCATAAAACCTGAAATGCAATCCATTACCAATCTTTCTAACAACCCATGGCCAACCTGAACCAGAGTGCATAGGTGTGTTTGTTGCATCCTTTAAGTTTGCTTTTCTATCAAACTCAGCAATGATTGAATCTAATATATGATCTGCAGTTACAATTTCATCGGCTCCACTATGAGTAGGTGATGGTCTTACAGCTGCAATACTTGCCTTTACAGTTTGTACTTCCGAATTTTCAACTGTGACTCTGTAATTAGTATCTTCTAAAACTACAACAAAATTATCTCCTTTCTGCCAACCTTCACCACCATGCATCAATGTAATTTTAGTTTGATACCCGCATTCATATGTCGCATCGGCTGAGAGTTTACCTCTTTGTACAGCATTAGGTGTTCCTATGTTCTCCAACTCAAAACGTAGATTAGTCTGATCACCTCTAGTTCCAGGGTAAGGATTATATGTACTTTGACTAGTATCTAAAGATTTATAAGCATTTGCTGTAGACAGAAATTCTCCATATTTTTTTCTATCGGATTCATCTCCGTTATCAGATGTTTTACCTGTAGGATTTATAGTAAAAACTTTCCTAGAAGTAAATCTACAAGTACCATCTTTTGTTTTCTTACTTTCTTTACCCCAATCTGGATTAGCTGTCACGTAAGCAGCATATTCAAACGCGGTCATTTTGTTCAGAGGTGGGTCAGCCCACTCAACGTCATCCGTAGTTTTTGTCTGTCCCCCTTCTGTGTAGCTAGTTCCTGCAGTTCCTAGCCATTCAACACTTAACTCCGTAGCTACTTTTTGATTTAAAGAATTATTATTACCAGCTTCATGAAAGTTCAATGCATATTGTTTATTATGTGCAATCTGTTTTAACTCTATGAATGCTTCTTTGGGTCTGTCGTTTGACTCATAATGTATCCAATTCTTACCACCTCCAGATTGAGTTGTATTGTCACTACCGTCATTATTTATAGTTGAATCGTCAATGAAAGTATCTTTAACCTTATTACTCATAACAGGTGTCCTTTCTCTATTTGTGAAAAAGGTGTTGTCATTGATAGTTAAGTATTGAATTGAATCAGACTTAGTATGTTGTAAATAAGGTAAAGCACCAACTATAGCTGTAGCTGTAGCATTAGAACCACCTCCTCCTGAGATAGTTATTGTTGGTACATCGGTATAACCAGACCCAGGTTCATCAATTATAATTTCAGTTATTATATTATTAACTATACCTACTGATTTAATAGTTGCTCCTGTACCAACAACGTCAGTAACTGTAAATAAGATATTAGCTCCACCACCACCTCCTAGAACAGAGTCATTAATATTAAACGTATCATTTTTAGCATAACCACTACCTTTAGTTACCATTGTTATTGTAGGCGTTCCATCACTAGCAACAACTACATTAAACGTAGCGCCACTACCAGTACCCGTAGCAGTTACAGTGGCTACATTGTTATACGTACCAGCTGTTCTACTTGAGTCAGCACCACCATTATTTGTATATGTTCTTACACCAACTCCTATGGTTACTGTAGGTGTACTCGTATAACCAGTACCTCCATTTGTTACGTTTATTTGTTTTATTTCTTTTTGATAGTAGTTAGGAGATAATGCTAAATCATTATAAGTAGATATAGCTAAGCCAGCATCATTTATACGATCACCTTGTATTACATTATATGGTTTACCATCTAAATCCCATATCTCAATTTTACCTGATTTACTAACTCTTCCTATATATTTTTTATCTTGATCAATTACGAAGTATTTACCTTCTTCTAATTCATCTCCATGTAGATCTAAAGTTTTAATAAACTCAGAACCTGGTCTCTTCTCTAATCCTTTTGTGATGTTAGGTAGA